CCCCAAACCCCCTCCTTCAGGGAGAACTACGTTCCCCCAAACCCCCTCCTTCAGGGAGAACTACGTTCCCCCAAACCCCCTCCTTTAAAATTATAAAATAGGGAGAAACAAATGTCTAAGAATCCTATGGATGCAAGCGACTCACGTCAGGGAAGGAGGGGGTTTGGGGGAACCTTTGGTTCTCCCACTACCTGACAATCGTGAAATAGTTTTCATACAACCACGGCATCTGGTTTCGTGCATTCGCAGAAACTAGTGTCAGGCCGGATAAAAAATACATTGCCCCCAATTGTTTATGTTCATTGTCTATACCACTATGGACTAGAACCTCCGCCATTTTAACAACCATCTCTGTGCTAATGTGTGCAGGTGAAATTCCAAAGAAACCTGTAGAGAAAGGCGATATATGTGGACATATTTGTTGTCTTACAACACTTGATATTTTATTCCACAACTGGTTTATTTTCACAACCAAATAGTAGCGACGGTCTTCACTTAACTGGGTCAACCATTCTTTGTTGGTATAATTACCCAGACTATCAATATGTATAAACAAATTGGTTATGCGCTGGTCCAACGTTAATTGGTCTAAATTTTGGAAAAATGTAGAGAAAGATTCTGTTACTACTACTCTATTGGTAGATGATTCATATACATTTGCAATATCCATCATCAAATCATTTCCGGGAAATAGAATATTGGTTAGTTTGACAACCCGCACCATTTTTGCACCAAATGTTGTTTTGAGGTTTTCTCTATTGTATGGGTTTTCAAACTTTTTATTCTTGGTTGCCAATGTGCAGAGAGATTTAATATCGAAACCATAATTGTGTGATGTGTCCACACATTTTATAAAATACAGGTAGGGAATTTCATTCAATGGCTCTAAAGTGTAGAAATCTGTGTCGTTCACACAGTTCTCTCGGGTTCCCTTTAATTTCATCCATTCTAAAACCATGTGTCCGCGGAATGTTTTCTGGATTTTGATTGCAGATACAGTCAATCTAATTTGGGTTTCAATTCGTGCTTTAACTTCGGCCTTGTTTCCGGAAACTTTTATATTCAAATCTCGTGCATATTTCTTGAGTTCTGGTAGCTTGACTGTTGATAAATCTATTTTTGAAATTTCTCTATATGTAGTTGGTTCTGGCTTGGCCATCTTTGAAAGCATATTTCTATATTGGATATATAGAAATATTATTATAAATCACTTTACAAAATGATTATTTTTTGTTCTTTCCTTTTTTTTGTAACCCCACATAGATTTTGTTTTGCGTTTTCGTTTTGTCTTTCGTCCTTTTCCTTCAGTTGAACTCATCCGTTCTTCATCTTCATCTGTAACATTATATTTTTTTTTCAATTCATTAATTTTATCAAAACAACAGTTATCCTTTAATTCTAATGCAGAATTGTAACCAGCAGTTGCAATTTTCTGTAGAGCATCTCTAACATGTTCTGTATGTGGGTCCGCTGGATTTAAGGTTCGCAATATTTCATAAGACAAGTGTCCAACAGTTTGTGAAAATAATTTGATTGGGCAAAAATGAATTTGGAGTTCTCCAATCAGGTTACTGTTCTCTACATCTTTTAATCTGCAATTATAATCTTGATATCCATTTGGCCAGGGTTTTTCAAATGTATTCAATACAGACATTTTCTCAAATTTATACATTGGTAAAAATGCATCAATTTCAGCTAATATTTCTGGTATAGTATGAAAATTACTGCATAATACAGATGCTCGATATCCGTCATTCAAACGAAGTATTTGATTTTTATCACCGGTTGCATTTTGTGCTTTTCTTAATGCACTTTCATATGATTTAACCTTTGGATTGTAAATCAATACGGTTTTGCCATACTTTGTTTTTATATTATCTAACAATTTTATTAATTTTGTTTGCGATGACCGCGATAATTTTAATATATGCTTAACCCCATCTTCAAGTGTTTTTATTTCACTCAATATATCAGGTGTTTGCGGATCACCTGAATACGCATCGACCCAACTTGTATCTAAATTTATATCACTCATATATAATATACAAAAACAAAAAAGTATTTGAAAAAATAAACACATAAAATTGAACTTTTGATAAACCTATTATTTAAAAGCATAAATTCCCCAAATAACAAGTTTTACAAGTTATATAAAGCCAAACCACTAATAGAAGTATATCAGAACTAAAAATGTCCGCTACCAAGTCTCAACCTATTGTCCTCGATGTTAACGCCTGGGTCCCTGATTCAATTCGATTCACTCCCCCCAAGGTAAATGATAAGCAAGGAAAGTCAATCAATATTATTAGCAACCAAACCGGTCGTGGATTGCACATTTCATCACCCCTCATGACTACTTGGGGTATCAGTGATTTCGTAGACCAAACTACTGGTGTTTCCGATGGAAAGTTCAGTATTTCGCTCAGTTTCCCCAATGAGGAGTATGCGACCAAGAATTCGACCATGTTCTTAGACAAGGTCAAGGCATTTGAGACTGCGATTTTGAATGAGGCCGTTAAGAATTCCGAGTTATGGTGGGGCGAGAAGCTAACCCTTGATATCCTCAAGTACAGTTTCTTCCCTATTCTCAAGTATCCCAAGATTAAGGGAACCAAGAAGCCCGATATGACTAAGAGCCCCACACTTGGTGCTAAGGTCCCCTTTTACGAGAAGGACAATCGATGGAATGTTGAGTTATATGATACAAATGGCAGCTTGATATTCCCCTGCGAGAATGATGAGATGACACCTGCACACTTTGTGCCCAAGTTAAGTAATGTTGCCTGTGTTTTACAGTGCGGTGGCATTTGGATTGGCGGCAAGGGATGGGGTGTTACATGGAAGTTAGTCCAAGCAGTAGTGAAGCCCAAGGAGGTTGTTACTGTATTTGGCAAGTGCCACATCAAGCTTTCTGAGGATGAGAAGAATACTATTGAGAATGACGATGCTGAGGCTGAGGAGGAGGTTTTGGTGCCCGAACCTAAGGCAGCAGCTCAAACAATGGTTGAGGATAGTGATGAGGAGGAGGAGCCAAAGCCAAAGCCAGAACCAAAGGTTGTAGCTAAGCCTGCAGTAGCACCTGCACCTGCACCTGAGGAGGAGAAGCCTGTTGTTGTTGTAACAGCAGCAGCCGCCACAGCAGCAGCCGCCACAGCAGCAGCCGCCCCTGTTGAGAAGAAGATTGTCAAGAAGGTTGTCAAGAAGGCATAAATTTAAAAAAAGGTAAGATTATATATATTGCGTGTTTTTTTATTTTACAAAATATTCAAATACTATTTTGTAAAATCATATTATATTATAATGAAAGAAACAAAAAAAAGAAAGACCAATCGTCTAATAAAAAAGACAGTCAAACAATTGAATTGCAGCCCATTGGTTAAAAATAAGAAAGTAGTTTCAACATCTTGCATGACGCCCGAGGTTCTTTTGAAAATCCGCGATGAATATAACAAAGACCATGCAACCAAAATCATTGCGACAAAACCTGCACTTATTTGGCATGAACTAAGAATGAAAATAAATTGCCAAGATGAGAGAAAATGGATAAACGAAATTGACGATGTTAAACTGCGTTCACAAATTAAAAAACAGCTTTTTGCACCGGAACACCCCCCAGAATGGTTCAAAAATAAAAACGAATGGTTAACCAATTTTGATATTGATATGGTCATGGAACAATACGAAATGGAGAACAAAGATTTCAAGTATTTAGGAACAACCCCCATCGATTATGATTATATTGTTGACACATCATCGCAAACGTGTGTTGAAGATGACCTTTGCAAATTTAATTTGAAAGAATTAATGAGCCAAGGCAAACGCAGATTTGCCAGCGTATTCAATTTAGATAAACATGACCAATCTGGTTCACATTGGGTCTCGGTGTTCATTGACGTGAATAAACGCATCATCATGTTTTTTGATAGCGCATCGGGTTCTGTTCCAAAGAAGATAACCGAGTTTATAAACAGTGTTAAACAACAGGGTCTGAGAGAAAATATTGAATTCAAATACATTACTGGTAAAAAGAAACACCAATATGGTGGGTCTGAATGTGGGGTTTACTCCATCCATTTTATTATTGAAATGTTAGCAAATCCAGAGAAAGCAATGCATATTTTTTTATATGATAGAATTCCAGATAAAGAGGTTGAAAAATATCGGAAGAAATATTTTAATACTCCCGAAAATGTATAGTAATATATATACATGAAAACAAGAAAAAATAAACAAAAACGCAAAATAAAAACCAGACGATTGTTGCGTGGAGGCAAACCCGATTTTATAAAAATAGTTGCATATCATAAAGATGGGTTATTGGTAGATTATAAAATTGTTTATAACAATTTTGACAATAATAACCAGAAAGAATATGCCAAAATACATAAGGTATATTATCCAATAAAGGGCGATATAATGAAATTTAATCCAAAAAAAATAAAAATAAAAAGTCAAAATTTTTTTTACCCATCCAATCCATTAAACATGGATAAAAGTGATTTTCAAACTATTGCAATTCACCATCCAGATGATATGAAAAAAATTGAAATCACTAATCAGATTATTCAAAATATCAATGGTAATACAACAATTCAGAATTCGTCACAAAAATATGATGGCGATAATTCAAAATTAATTGAGGAATATAAAAAATTTATTACAACAAATGAACGTATATTTTTGAATGGGTTAAACGATAGAATAAAACTCGGCCGAAAACTCTTGAATACACCTGTGTTTTTAAATATTATTGGAACACGTTATGGGTTTATTAAAAGCGAACTGGAAGAAAATTTGGATGAAATCAAGGAACTAATGGATGCACCTATGGCGACAAGTTCTACGGCGACAAGTTCTACGGCAACAAGTTCTACGGCGACAAGTTCTACGGCAACAAGTTCTACGGCAACAAGTTCTACGGCAACAAGTTCTACGGCAACAAGTTCTACAGGTCCAACAACATTTGCTCCTGCTCCTATATCAACAAGACGTAAAATAAGTAATAGATTGCGAGATTTAATTAAAAAATCTAAACCATTATAAACGTTTTTTCTCTCATGACCTTATGTGGAAACATCCAATTTATAAAGTAATATGCTCCCGTAGTTTTTTCAACGGGTTCTAATTGCATCATCAACTGTTCATTGTGTCCGATGTCATCAATCAACAGCATTTTAAAATCCAGATTCCGTTTTTGCAATTTCCGCAAACATTCCAAAAACCCTTGAAAAAATAGGCTTTCGGATAATCCATTATTGATGGATGCCACTAATCGCAAACTTTTTTTAGCACCTTGTTCATAGTGTGTATGTGCATCCTCTATAAAATACATTGCCAACACATTGCCTTGTTCACAAAACGCATAAACAAAAAGTATCTCTCCATCAATTCTGGATTTAATAGCACCAATATCAATTGCTACAACAAAATCGTAGAGAACATTGGGTTTAAACAATCCATGCAATGTATCCATCATGATATCCCAGTTTTGTCGATACACCTGAACAATGTTGCGCACTCGTTGTTTTGTCTTACTCACATTTATTTGGAACAAACCTGTAGAGAAAGTGAGAAGCGGAACTACGCCTTCACTTATACCAACATCTTTTTTCAAAAGTCCAATTCTAACATCTGGATTATACCTTCGCACGTTGTAGTCATGGGTAGATATAAGATTTCGACTAATGTTTTGCGATTTATAAGCACGATCCACCGATATGTATGTCAAATAATTGGCAGACCGATATTCATTCATTGGATGATAAAACGTGTGCACCGGATACGAGGCAATACAGCCCTTGGGTTCTGGAAACAATTGAATTTCCACATTGGTGCTCAAGATATCAAATTGTTTTTCAGATGACTTACCTGTAGAGACATAGTTCTTTTCATTATAAAAGGAGAGAAATGGTGTATCAAAATGTCCGCTAAAACGGGATTTCACATCTTTCTCTACGAGTGTGTATAAAATATCATCTGCGGGAATATAAAAACATTGGAGTAATTCTGCAAAATATTTAATATATGTGTCGTTCAGTTCATAGTAACTAATTGTTTTTATTTGGATGGCATTAGAGAACTTGTTCTTATAGGGGAATAGTTGCATTTCTCTACTGGTCCTTGAAAAAAAGTTGTGGTAATCATAGGTGTGGTACACGGGCATGTGCGCCCAGAATGGATATTTGATGCAAATGTATAAATATCGGACTACTAAGATTAAAATTATTCCGTAAAATAAAAACTCTTGAACATACATATTTCTTCCGCAGATTGTATAATCAAACTTTGAACCTATAAAATTGAATTAATTTTGGTTTATCTGGAGAGAAAACAAAATTATAAAAAATGCAAACAAGAAGTCAAACGAGAAAATTATTGGAAGAAGCGAATGCGAATGCGAATGCGAATGCGAATGCGAAGCCATTGGAAGAAGCAATTGCTTTGAATTTGAATCGTCGTGTTTTACCTGATACTATATTATACAACAATTTACCCAAGAAAAAGGGTCAGCAGTATAAAATAACAATTGATTTTGATGAAGCTAGTAAAGCTTGGCGCGCCAATAAAATTCCAATTGGAGATGGGCAGTTCAAATATAAGGGAAACCTACGGTAAAGCACGCTTTGCGTGCTGACCGTCAGATGCCAAAGGCATCTTTTCCCCTATGCAGTCGCTACGCTTACCCCTTCCCTTTGATTTTATACATACGAAAAAATGCCTAGATAAATCATTCATTGAATTTCCTAATTATAAAAATATCAAACTCACTCATGAAATCTTTTCCATAAAGGTTGGAAGAAAGTGATTTGTAATGCTCAATATAATCCTCCGCTAAAAAATCATGTTCAAGAGAGAAAAGTGTCATTCTGTAAACCTTCTTTGCATATTTGTAAGTTTTTTTTATGCTTTTCACATCATCTGCAAAGTCCTTCAAATATGATTTTGTCGATTGTTTGTCCATTTTTTGCACATTATCTTCATGGTCTTCTATTTCGTAGAGAATATTTTCCATTTTATTAAACAATTATTTGGAAAAACCTTTATTCTCTTTTATAAACAATATAAACATATTGTGCTAATAAACTTATAAATAATGGTATTAACAACTGACAATAATAATTATTCAAATGATTCGAAATATGGAGAATATTTCAAATTATTTCAACATGACCTGAGCCCTTTTCAGAAACATGCTATCCAAGGTATTGTGGATGGAAATCATGTTTTAGTGACGGCAGCAACCGGTTCTGGAAAAACTTTGCCCGCAGAATTTGCAATCAGGCATTTTACTGGTCTGGGTAAACGCGTCATTTATTGTTCACCCATCAAGGCTCTCTCCAATCAAAAGACGTTTGATTTTACGCAAAAGTATCCGGACATTACATTTGGATTACTGACCGGCGATATCAAAACGAACCCGAGTGCACAGGTTTTAATTATGACAACTGAAATATTGATGAACCAGCTTTTTACACAATCCGAGAACAGAAAAGATTCGTCACTTTCCTTTTCAATGGACATAGAGAACGAATTGGGGTGTGTTGTATTTGACGAGTTTCATTATATCAATGATGCGCATCGAGGCCATGTGTGGGAACAGACCATTTTGATGATGCCGCAACATGTGCAGATGGTGATGCTTTCAGCTACGCTGGATGACCCGGTCAAGTCGGCGCGCTGGATTGAAGCACGAAGCGACCAAAAGCTTGGCGACCCGAAGCTTGGCGACCCGAAGCTTGGCGACCCGAAGCTTGGCGACCCGCTCTTAAAGCAAGTCGTAATTTGTTCGACAGATACTCGTATTGTGCCACTAACCCATTATGTTTACATGAATGGAACAGAAGGGCTTTACAAAAAAATGAAAGACAAAGAGACAGAAGCCAAATTTCGCAAATCTGTGGATAAATGTTTGCCTATCCGGTCTGCCGATGGGGTTTTCAATGAATCCACCTATAAAGAAACCAAAATGGTTTTGGATGCATTGGCAGGAAATGATGTGCATCTTAAACGTAAAACCGTATTGAATAATTTGTTTGCTCATCTGAGAGACCAAGATATGTTGCCGGCCATTTGCTTTGTTTTTTCCAGAAAAGCGGTGGAACAGTGCGCCGAAGAAATTAAGGGAACCGATGGTTCCCTTATGAACCCTCCTTTAAATGATGAGCATAGTGGTTCCTCTGGACCACAGGTTCACTTATTGTGCGAATCCATTCTGAAACGTCTCCCTAACTGGAGAGAATATCAAGGTCTTCCTGAATACCAGAACTTGGTAGCACTTTTGGAGAAGGGAATCGGAATCCATCATTCAGGCATGATTCCAGTCTTGAGAGAAATCGTGGAATTCATGATTTCCAAGAAATATATCAAAGTTCTTTTTGCAACTGAAAGTTTCGCCATTGGTCTCGACTGCCCCATTAAAACCGCGGTCTTTATTAATTTGAAGAAATACGATGGTGGAGATTCGCCCAGATACCTTTTGCCCCACGAATATACGCAGATGGCAGGTCGTGCAGGTCGCCGAGGCATTGACACTGTTGGTCACGTGGTTCATTGTTCAAACCTTTTTGAACTCCCGTCCATGACCACTTACAAGGAGGTGTTGTGCGGTAAACCGCAAAAGCTGGAAAGCAAGTTCCAGATTTATTATTCTGTCGTCCTAAATCTTTTCAAAAATGCAGAGAAGGTCTCGGTCAAAGACATTGAGAAGTTCATTGCAAAATCAATGTTGCAAACTGAAATGGATAAGATGTCCGCGGGATTATTGAGAGAAGTGGAAGATACGGAAAAGAAGATTGAGCAGAAAGAACAAGGATTTGCAAATTTGAAAACATCGAGAGAAACCCTCAAAACATATTCTGATTTACTAGTAAAACAACAATTTTCGGCCAACAAGAAGAGAAAGGAGATTGACATTAGTATTCGCAAAATGTTTGCAGAGAACCCGAATTTGGAAAAAGATTATGTTTTCTATATTGATTATCTGAAGTTTCAAAAGACATTGGATGAAATACGATTAAGGTTGCATGCAAACCAAAATTATATATTGGATAAAGTTGTGCGACTGATGCGTGTACTTGTTGATGTTGGTGTAATCCAAATGATTAGGGAAGACGAATATACATTGGTTGCAGGAGTAGTCTCCGAAATTAACCCAATTTTGGTTGCACGCATTAGTTCAGTCTGGAATAACTTTGAGGATTTTGAACCAAAAGATTTGGTTGCCTTTTTCAGCCTTTTTACCGATGTGCGTGTCAATGAGGAATGCCGAATTTATCCCGGGTTTTCAAATTATTGCGACCAGCCTTTTATGAATGAAAAAATCAAAAATTTTGAAAAGGTGCGGTCCGAATTATTGGTTTTGGAAGAGTCATATGGAATCCATATGAAAGACACCGGTCTAGATGGTTTGTGCTATGATTTAATAGATTGCATGTATGCATGGTGTGAGTGTACTAACGAGGCAGAATGCAAGTCAGTGATTTCCGAGATTGAAGCAAATGGCGTTTCTATTGGTGATTTTACAAAGGCCATTCTGAAAATATCGACGCTTGGTCGTGAATTGATGGGCACAACAACCAGTTGTGTAGAACTTGCGCATAAATTGTCCCAAATTGATGGGCTAATTCTTAAATATGTGGCGACAAACCAGAGCTTATACCTATAATGGGGGAACTACGTTCCCCCAAACCCCCTCCTTTTAATTATAAAATAGATGGTGAGAACTGCTTTACGGATGCAAGCGTATGACGGCTTATACCCCCCCTCATTTTAATTAAATCTTCAAGAGTTTAATTTAGATACGTTTTTACCCCAAGACTTGTCTGAAAAATGCATTGACCTGGTCAACATTTGCTCCAACAACTGTCATATCTGGAATATAACTTACATTGCCTTTGTTGAAACAAAGGATGGCTGGGATACCGTTAATTTGGCGCTTTACCTTCAATGCACCATATAGGTCAAACGACTCATCAATATCAATTGTTGCGCATCGAACCGTTTCAGGCATTTTTGAAAACCATTGATTCACCAATGGTTCAATTGTTTTGCAAGGACCACACCAGGTGGCGCCAAATTTCAATACAACTTTTCCAGGGTTTTGTCTAAGTAATTCTTCAAAATCGGAACGACTAAATTCTTCTACTACTGGAGCAATAACTCTGGATATTGTTTGAGGAGTGAATTGCATTATATATATCAAATATGCATTTTTATTTGATATATTTACGAATATTTACAAATCTTTTTTACTTTTACTTTTCTTTTTACTTTTACTTTTCTTTTTCTTAGTTTTATTTATGGATGTTTCACTCATTGGCATTTCACTCATTTTAAATTCATAAGCATCCGTTAATTCTTTAATTTTATTTTTGATAACCATATTCAATTTATGGGTCTTGGTTATTTCTAAAATGGGCTGAATATAATTGGTATGAAATTTTAATAACTTTTTTTTTGTTTGAATTGCCGAAATTCGTTGAACCAAATCGTTCACGCGGTCTATCCATTTTTGGGTTTTCTCATCTTTTTTTTCTTCTTTTGATAATGGTGAAGATGATGGTGGCGTCTCTTTTGGCGACGGAGGTCGTTTAAACAGATGAAGATTTAAATCCTCACCTCTGGTGCTAGGATTTAAATCATTATCTGTCACTAACCTAGAAGAATTCAAATCCGCTGTGCGGATTGAATTCTTTGCCGGTTTAAACCCCAAAATAATATCTTCGATTTGTCCATGATTTTCATCATACACAAATTCCTTGTAATGCAACACTGGAATCTTTTTAATTGCATATTTTGGGTCGGTTGTGCTCCTGTAAATATCCAACCAATTCTCTCCATTTTCATCAACCGGATTTTTAATAGTATCAAGATGTTTATAATCAGTCTCGTTAAAATGAAAAACCAAAACATCATCTTTTGATAAATTGTAGTTCTTCAAAATATTTGGTTTTGCGTGATAATGCGATAAATTATATCGAACCGGCAAATTATAATATGCATTGTTGACATACTCAAAAAGCGTCTCATTTGGATATTTACATGTTTTTCTGATAATGTCAGGAATTTTTTCAATATACTTTTCAAATAAACGCACACTCGGTTCAATCAACATAACACCTCCATTGAGTCTACCCTTTTGATTGCATCTTGCAATAACTTCTGCTGGGTTGTTGTCAATTTTGAAATTTGTGTTTAATCTTGCATTGTGCACTATTTTCTCATTTTCCGGAGTTGCATTGCTAATGTAATAAGATAATACTGCTGGCGAATTCAATTCAAAAATAGAATCGATACTCTTCATGATTACCATATCCGACTCAATGATACATATTTTTTTATATTTTTCTAAATTGTATGCAAAAATAAAATTGCATGTTCTCAATGTGTTGAAATTTGTATAACCGCTTTCAAATTTGACATTGTATGTGATTCCGGTATCATCATATGGAATCACCTCGGTTACAAATGGACGAACTGCATCTACAAAATATTTGGGAGTATCCGTTGCAGAATATAAATATAAAATATCATTGGTTGTATATTTTCGCAACATTATGAAAAAATATAATTCCAATTCCAAATAAACTGGATTGCTTCCAAAATGAATGGTTGCATATGCATTTTTGCTCATTTGTATATGGCTATATATTTATTCCGGCAGATATATAAAGAAATTTATATAATATTTGGAGTGGCTGTATTTGATTTCTGACTCGAATTTAATATTATCATGCTTGCAAATTTGCCGAACAATATTTGTGAAAGAACTATATGTGAAATCTCTCTCTAAATAAAACCGCTTTGATAAAAAATAATACTCGGTCAGAGCATCAATAAATGGTTTTTTTAAATCCAGAAACAATAGTTTGTTGTATGCTGCAACGTCAATAAAATAGTATTTTTCGGTTTTCAAACATACTTTTTCCAACAAATTAAATAATATATGGTGGGGAATTTCTCGTTTAAATATTTGGCAGAGCATTTTGTTGATTGCTCTATATAAATGTTTTATATAAAGATTTTACATAAAAATCTTTATACCCATTCCATTTTGAAAAATTATTATTTTATAATTATAAATATAATGAAATCAACAACAATTGATTTGTTTACATTGAATCATTTTATATTATGGCTTGTTATTGGATATATATATCCAAATAAGTATTATTTAGCACTATTTTTTGGTATATTATGGGAAGTTTTTGAAAGATTTGTTGTGTATAACAAAAAACTATATAATTTTGTAAAAACATATTGGCCTGTTCCGGAAAGATATTGGAATGAAATAAATAATAATTCATACATTGATATTGTTGTCAATATGATAGGATATTATATTGGAAGCAAAATTTAGTGTTTGCACTGACAAAATGCTTTTTCATAAAAAATATAATCAAAAATTGTTTATATTTTTTGGTGACCTAAAAAGGGCCAAAAGGGAGGGTTCAAAAGTGTCAAAAGGGAGGGTTCAAAAGGGAACCGTAGGTTCCCTTTAAATGGTAGAGACACTCTTCAACACATTTGTTTCAGAAAAATACTCATTGACTGCATCCACCGTGGACGATTTCAAGTATTTTATTATAACTGCATTGGTTTTCAAAACTTCTTCCGAAGATAAATAGGCCAACCATTGGTATTTAGGTCTGGCCAAAACTTCTTCCGCGGGCACGTAAATTCCATACGCATCTTTATCCAAATCTAGATAGTCCTCGCCCATCAGGTCTTCCAATAAAATCTGTTTTCCTCTGCTTGTTTTTGTTCCAATTCGTTTACCATTGACCAATTGCATTGACCCTGCATTTACCTCATTGTATAACCATTGTTGAGTATTTCCTAAAAATTTGTCTTCTGTTGTGAAGTGGCGGTTCACATCCGCTTTGTTTTCCGCCAACATCTTTTGTATAACGGGGCATCCCTTCTTTGCACCCATAAATTTGGTGGACGGCATAAAATTCTGATTGGACGCGTTGCACGTGCGATTTACCATCTCTGCCACAAATGGCTGCTCGGCCAAAAGGGGCGCCAAGTTCTGCATACAAACAAAAGAATTTGGAACAATAATTCCTCCATACAAGTAGAGAAGTTGCAACATTCCAACCTCACGATACGTAGATTTATGGGGCTCGGAAAGAGTGGCCATATTGACTTCCCAAGTGGGGATGAGTTTGCTAAAGGTTTCATCGTCAATCAGACAAATGTTGAAATCCGCTCCACAATGGTTGATGATTGATTTAATTGTGAGATGAATATATGGCTGGTTCAAATCGGTGGTATTTCGGCTGTAAAAATCCTTCCATTGGCGAGCGTTTTTCTCATAGGTGCTGTGAATCCAAAGCTTGGGTCGGTTCATTCCATAAAGGGGCGACTCATTCAATAAATATTTGCGAATCAGCTCGTTCTCTGCATCATTGCTGGATAATCCCTGTTTGATTTTGTCGCCAAAATAACTGACTACTCCAATCGCGCCAATTGCAATTAAATAATGGTAAGCGTATTTTTTGTCAAACATTATTTGATATTATAATAATCGCAGATATATTTGGGGGAACTACGTTCCCCCATACCCCCTCCTTTTATTGGAATATTGATTATATAAAATTATATAATTCATATGAAAAACAAAAGGAGGGTTCTTAAGGGAACGTAGTTCCCTTAACGAAGTTGGAGAAACGCCGCGCGAACCGATTTTTGTTTTTCCTCATACTCTTTTTGCAACATGTAGTCGCGATGCTGTTTGTTCATAATCAATTGTTCTTTTTCTTTCTGTTGTCTCTCCAATAAACCTGCTGCTTCGGCTTTTGACAAGGGTGCACTCCCTCCGGCATCTCGTTCTCTCACAAACTGGTCCACCGTTTTATATTGCGGTCTCTTGTTAAAATCCGCCTCTGAAACCGCAAACACTGTCTGGTCTTTATGCACCTTGCGCAAATCGTCGAATTTCAATTTGCTAAAAACGTCGCAGGCCACATATTCATTCGATTCTTCATCGTCTTCAAAATAACTGGTGCCTCCGCCACTCTGCATCTCCTGGACGCCCTTATACACTTGGAGGGCCGATTGTTTTTGCTTGATTGCTTCTAGTTCGGACCCCATATTTTTTGGATTCACTTGTCGTTTACTAAAATCGTCCATAACCGGTTCGTCGCGTCTGAACCAGTCAAAACGGGATGTGTCCGTTTTTCTCACCATATTTTGGTCATACAACTCGTTGAATTTGGTATTTGAAAACTTCTTTGAAATGTTGGCATCTGCAGGAGGGGCTCCATTGTTGCCAATGGATGCATGCTGTTCGACATCCGGAGTATATTGCTGTGGTGCCCCCTTTGCATTATCATTGAATTTGGATTTTTGCTTGTATATGTTCAAGACAATTTCGTATGCTTGTTTGTAGAAGAGGAAATAGTTTGCAGGAAGACGCGATTTGTCAGGGTGTATCATGAGAACTTTTTTTTTCGCGGCGCGCATAGAATCCTCGGTCAAGTTATAATTTAAATCAAAGAGACCAAAAATTTCGTCTAAAGAGTATGTGTTTATGTCAAGGTTGTGTGTTGAAGCCATTTATTATATTTGCAGTATTTTATTTGGATTACTTTACGGACGCCATCAAACTATTGGTAAAAAATGCGAGTTCAATGACATCTTCGTGGACTTTGTGGAAAATTGTGATATACTTGCAGAGAAAAGGGAGAACTCGATATTTTTCAACTTCTTCCAAATTTTTAGTGAATTTTACATATGTGAAAAAGTAATCCAATATGTCTATCACCGAATAACCGTAATCGTAGATTTCATATAATATTTTGATTGCACCATTCAAATCACGCGACCTCAACTTACCAATATAATTGTCAAATTGCACATACGAAATGTTGGAACATAATTTGTGAACTAGGTCCATATTAATTGGTTGACCAAGAATGTATATTTTTTCCAAATGATTGATTAAAACGCGAATTGAATTGTCGCTGATATTTAATATGAATTCTTTGGCGTCGGCGTCAATGATTAAACCCTCTTTTTCCACAATTTTTGCCATTGTGGTTTCTAAATTTGCGCGATTTACCTGGTTTATTTTCAATATGTGCAAACGGGATTGCAGACTTTCATTCACCTTTTGAATATTTGAACAAACCGATATGAAATGAATATTTTTAGAATATTTGTCAATATAGTTGCGAAAAACTTGCTGACTTTGTTCATTGATTGTGTCAATATCGTCCACCACAATAATTTTCTTTTTACCTAGAATATTTGATGATGATTGGCAAAATGTTCTCATCTCAGTTCTGAAAAACTGGATGCCTTGTTCTTTCAAATTGTTGATAAACATAATATTGTGTTCCGGAAAAACAGCGGTTTCATTCATTCTATAGTATTCGCGAATTATTGCATAAATCAGTGATGTTTTTCCGGAACATGCATTTCCAACAATCAGCAGATTTAGGTCATCCAGTTCTTTTAATGCATTTAGAACAGTAATGTGTGCAGGTTCTAGATAAAAATCGCGGATAAAATATGGTTTGTATTTTAATATAAAAGTGTCGGGGTCCATTTGTTAGGATAATTACCAAATAAAGTTTTATATGGATTTTATCCATATTCGTAAAACTTATATAAATAATTTTACAGATTACTTATATAAAATGCCGAACCATTATGAAACTTTGGGTGTTTCGAAAGATGCTAGCGAGAAAGACATCAAACAAGCATTTCGTGCAATGTCGATGAGATTTCATCCGGATAAGGTTAAGACTAAAACGCCCGAAGAACAAGAAGAAGCCAACAAAAAAATGCAAGAAATCAATTCAGCAAATGATGTGTTGAGTGATAAACAACAGAGAGAAATTTATGATATGGAATTGAATGGCACACAAAACCTTTTTGGTCAGGGTCATCCTTTTGGTCAGGGTCATCCTTTTGGCCCTTTTGGTCCGTTCGGTCAAGGCGGACCATTCGGTCAAGGCGGACCATTCGGTCAAGGCCAAGAAATGCGATTTAGTTCCGGCCCAGGTGGAGTAAATATTTTCGAAATGCTTTTTGGACAGGGTGGTCCAAACATTGAAATACATGGAATGCCTGGCATGATTTTCCAAAGACATATCCAAAAACCACCACCAATTGTCAAAGATATTAAGATTACGTTGAAACAAGCATATACTGGAACACCCATTCAGTTTGAAATTGAGAGATGGGTCCAAGAAGGTGATTTGAAAATAAATGAATCAGAATCATTCAATATAAATGTTCCACAAGGCATTGATAATGGAGAGACTATAATCTTACAATCAAAAGGAAATGTGATTAATGCTGGAGACAAACAAATACAGGGAGATGTCCATTTAAATATTACAGTGTCTTCTGATGAATCTGAATTTGTGAGAAAAGGAATTGATTTGTATTATAAAAAAACAATTACTTTGAAAGAGGCATTGTGTGGATTTAAATTCAAAATGGATTATATTAATGGAAAACAACTTAGCTTGAATGTGAATGTTGTATTGTTTACTGGTGCAAAACAAGTGATTAAAAATCTGGGAATGGTTCGAGAAGGAACTACTGGAAATTTAATTTTAGAATTTGATGTCAAGTTTCCAGAATCATTAACTCCTGAACAAAAAGATGCATTAACCAATATTTTGTAATATTTATTTTTTAGATTTTCTAGTTTTTTTCAATTTTCTTTTTCCTCCACTAATTATTGGTTTTTCATCAGATGCAAATGGATTCAACGACGATGCAGCACTAGATGTAGTACTCGGCTCAGATGATGCAAATGGATTTAATGATGATGTATTACTAGTCTCAGATGATGCAGTATTGGGCTGAGATGCAGCTGATTCTGATGGAGATGCTAAAGTATCGGGCAATGGATTTTCAATATTATTTTCAAAAAATGTATAATATCCCAATAACACAGTAGTTAAACCAATAAATCCATAAGAAATATTGGATGGTTCTAATAAAGTTTTTGTAATATTTTTTATTTGATTTTGAGTATTATCTAATAAAGTTTTTGTAATATTTTTTATTTGATTTTGAGTATTATCTAATAAATTCATTCGTATATATATTCTTACTAAAATTATTTGAACAATATATATACATGTTTTCTAACAAAAATATTAATAAATTTAAAAAACAAAAAGGAGGAGAAAACCCTGGTCATGGTCTTCAGAATCCTGTTCAAAATTCTATTGATAATCCTCTTCAAAATTCTATTGATAATCTTGTTCAAAATCCTGTTCAAAATTCTATTGATAATCCTAATATGAATCCTGTTCAAAATTCTATTGATAATCCTAATATGAATCCTATTCAAAACCCTATTCAAAACCCTATTCAAAACCCTATTCAAAACCCTATTCAAAACCCTATTCAAAACCCTATTCAAAACCCTATTCAAAACCCTATTCAAAACCCTATTCAAAATCCTGTTCAAAATCCTGTTCAAAATCCTGTTCAAAATCCTGTTCAAAATCCTCTTCAAAATCCTCTTCAAAATCCTATTCAAAATCCTATTCAAAATCCTCTTCAAAATCCTCTTCAAAATCCTCTTCAAAATCCTCTTCAAAATCCTATTCAAAATCTTGTTGTTGGTGCTAGTTCTTATCCAAATGCTGATTATTTATATGATAAAATTACATCATTTAAAAGTACAGAAAGTAATATTAAAACATATATTTGTGCATTTGCTATAAATACAGATTTAGATACGCATTTTGTTAAATATATTGTTGAGCATAAAGATTCAAATATTACATTTCCTGTTTTTAATTTTAATTTAGAACAAGGTTCTCAACCAATGGAACAATCTTTACAACAACCAATGAATGAACTACAACCAATGAATGAACTACAACAACCAATGAATGAACTACAACCAATGAATGAACTACAACAACAACCAATGAATGAACTACAACAACCAATGAATGAACAACAACAACCAATGGTTGCACAAAACAATGGTATAATTGTCGGTGGATTTGTTGACAACGATAAAAATGAAGAATCTTTAGACACAATGTTCAAAACACAAGTGGTTGAATTTGTAAAAAAAATGTTTGAAGGACAACAAGAACCATCTTTTATTGGTTATATTCCATACATTTCTGAAAGTAATGCTGTTTTTGTATTTGTAAAAATTGAAGCATTACCTCCAACTAATTTTATTCCATGCATACCCAATGAACTGGTTTTTTTAAATAAAGTATTCAATTTAGATACTGACAACATAATTAAAGATTTATTCGCCAATAATACATGGCTCTACGTTAACGAAAATGTAAGCTCCCCCTATAGCGGATATTTGTGCAAAAAAAATGAAAATAATCAAATTGTCAACGTAACCAAAGAAGAATTAAATTCAAAAAATGTTGCAGATTTTTTAACAGACATTGACGAAATTGGAACATATTTCTATTTTAGTTTTCTGCCATTGGACCCACAAAATGCAGAATCACTTGAACGATTCGCTTTATTACCAATGGAATATGAATGCATTATGGATACCGAGAATTTAAATTACTACAAACAAAATATTATTTCATTTGAAAATACAAACTCTTTTTATGTTAAGGGTGAATTATTTTCTCAAAAACAACCATTTTTTATTATTAAAAATACAACTCAGTTTACCAAAATTTGAGTAAAATTATAACATATTTATATTTTATAATTTATTATAATGGATGAAGTAGAAAAAGAATCAGAAGGAAAAGACCCAGAACGCGGAGAAATTAGTTATGCAAAAAGCACACTTTTACATACTGATTTTCTGGGAATTATTGGAAAAACAATTATGCTAGATTTTTTGAGTAGTAAACCAAATTACAGTTTTATTTTATTTTCATGGTGGATAGTTATCGCAGGTTTACTGTATTTTATCACATTCAATATTAAATCGTCTCGGACCATTTTCACAATATACTGTTGCAATGTTTGGATTGTTCTGCTTGCAATTTTGTTCCTATTCACGGTAAAACGTATTCAGACACCACAATAATCTTATTATACTGCACTATCTTCCTCATCATCTATTACTAAATTAATCATCTCGCTACCATATTTTTCTAAATACTTGGTTAAAATATCGGCATCAACTTTGGAACGTAATCCATCGCTAATCTCGTCTTTCAGCGGTTTGCGTCCATGGTTCAACGAGAACAGTCGAACATATTCGTCAATTTGACGATTCTGTTCTTTGATTTTATTCGCAATTGCTACAGTTCCATTCATAAACTTTTGCTGAATTTCTTGTCGCCGTTTCTTCTCTTGTTCTTCCTGTTCTCTCGTGTCTTTTTCTAACTGAATTTTGTCTTCATATTCTTGTTTGATTTCTTTCTGTTTCTTCAACGCTTCTTCTTGTATCTTGGTTATTTTCTGTGAAACCACTGAATATAAAACGTCGTCTTTTTTTCTTAATGCATTTGGGTCCTTATACCATGGATGACGGTCATCATCGGATGTCACAATGATGTTGCACACATCAGGTTTCTTCAGTTTTTCAAACATTTTAGCTCTGTTCTTCAACTCTTCTTGCTTTTTGATTTTGTGGTCGTTCTTCTTCTTTTTGTCAGAACAGCATTTATACCATTTTTGCACTTCTTCGCCAGAAAATGTCTCCAAGAATTCGTCAACAATTGGAATCGGGATGGAAGGACTCGTCTCCATCAATCTGTCAAATTCGTCGCGATTGGTTTTTAAAAAATGACCCGCATCGGATGAACGCTCGTCAGGGTGTTTCGCTAATTCAATGCGGATATTTCTCGCAAATTTGTCCCACGCAATTGCAGAGACTCGGTGCGACTCATTGTATTCGGAAATCTTCAAATACTGCTGGATAGTTGTTAGGATACCAATGAAAATATTCACGGAACCAATTACCATTGGAGCATAAGTCTGCATTGATACCGGCAAACTGCCTTGGGCAAAAGATGCCGTTCCTGAAATAGTAGAGAGAATAATTGCGGGAATTGTGAACCACGCGTGTTTTGTGGAATAGTTCTGGTGGGCTCGGGTGTGCAACCATTTATAACATTTTGCAATATCACACCATTCGACCAAAATTTTCTCATTTTCGGGTGACCATTCAACTTTGATTTCAGGCTCCTTCTTTTCAAGTTCTCCTGTAGCGGCAGGAGCTACAGAAGCAGGGTCTTCGGGTTTTTGTTTTTCAGCCATTTTTGTTTATAATATATGAGAGAAAAATATAATTCCGACTAAACCACGTAAAAATAGAACTATTCAAATTCATATATGACGACGCACTTTGTAACTTGCAAATTATACGGCGGTCTTGGAAATCAATTATTCCAAGTTTTTGCAACCATTGCTTACGCAATCGAACATAATATCAATTTTATTTTTGAATACAGTGCAAATCTTGGGAAACGGCGGACTTATTGGGACACTTTGCTATCATCTATTTCCGACCATGTTACAACGAGTATACCGCAAACTACTTTGGTGAATCAGGGGACCCATGGATTCATAAAACTGCCTGAACCTAAAGAAAATATTACACTCAATGGATATTTTCAAAGTTACAAATTTTTTGACAACCATTTGAAAACCATTTTGAAAATGCTGGATGTAGAGAAATTTCAAAATGTTAAAAAAAAAAATATAAATCAAAAAAATAGCATTTCTCTCCATTTTCGAAGAGGTGATTACAAAGATTTGCCGGATTGTCACCCAATTATGGGGGTTGATTATTATGCAAATGCACTCAACTACATCTTGTTATTCGATGAAAGTCTGTTTACTGTCTACTATTTTTGCGAAGAAGAAGATTTTGAATCTGTAGAGAAAGATGTGGCTATCTTGAAAAACGAATTTAGGGACAAAATCACTTTTGTGCGACATTTAGAAGAGACCGATTGGGAAGAGATGCTTTCAATGAGTTGTTGCAAACACAATATAATTGCAAATAGCAGTTTCAGTTGGTGGGGGGCTTATTTGAATATGGACCCAGAGAAAATCGTCTGCTATCCTTCGGTCTGGTTTGGACCACTCATTCAGGAAAACACTGACACCATGTTCCCTGAAAAATGGATAAAAATATAATTCGTATTTGTATAAGGATGGATGATGAAATCTTCAAATTGAAAAATAAATTTATGGAAGTGAAGGGCATCATTGAAAAAATCGTAGAGATGAGGGCGGCCATCAAAAGAAAAATCGGGCAATTAAAAGAAATTCACACGGACCTAATCAATGACAATGATTCCAAGAAGATTTTTCTCATTTGTCTGGAGTCGTTCCATTTTCAATATAAGGCGATGCATTTTGACACCGACAATTTGCATAAAAATTTTATAATGTTGACAAATCGTGCTTATTGCGACTATTACAATTTGTATAATATGTTGCACAAACTTTTTGAGGATTACAAGATTGATATTCCCACTGTCTTACAGCACCCCGTATACAATGATTTAGAACCATTTGGCGAGTATTCTTTGGAAAATATTTATTTGGTTCATGATAATGTGGTCGAATTAATCACATGTTTAATTTGCAGATTGAGAGAAAATGAAATCTCTATTAATAAATACAAATTTAAATCTCAAAGTGGAATCCGAATTGCCAATTTTATCAATACTCTGGAATATGACAACAAAATTTTGAAAGACCAAATTGAGCTGTATACCAATTATTGCACTTTTTTTCAGGAAACGCAGCTTAAATATTTTACCAAACTACAGGATAAAATAAAAACACTCCAGAATGAGATTGATGAAGATATCAAATTTCATGAAACACCATGGGACGATGCACCTATTGGCGAAAAAGACACAATTGTGCAATCAATTGAGGATTGTGCAGTCTCTCAATGGGGTCTTTCCAGTGAAGATTTAGAGAAATCGGAAATTGCATCAACAAACCCACTGAATGATAAAAAAAAAAATAAAAATAAAAAAAAATGAGTTTGTTTTTACCTCATTATATATTTATGGTGGTAAATATATGATGCATTTGGGAAAAAATTAAAATAAAAAATGCTTTTCTCTTTTTGGTTTTTTGAACGATACCTTTCGCTTATTATGTTTTTTAAATTTTTTACCAACTGTTTTCTTCTTTTGTCGAACCGCATCTGGTGACAAAATAATTTCCTTAGTCACACTTTTCAATTGTTTTCCTATTGTCTTTTTGCGCTTATCATTTGGATTGTATTTCAAAAACCATTCATCATATTCAATACTGCCTTTCTTTGGTATTAATTCTTTGAATTTTTCCGCCTTCTCTGTGCGAATGTCTTCCAGCATTTTCTGTTTTCCATAACAATCGATTGTGAATCGTTTCAATAACCCCTCTTGGCTAAGACGATTTCTCTGTTGGACGTCGAAAAGAAACATCGCCATGCAGAGAATCTTGTCTTTATTCTTGTAATACTCCTTCTTTGAATAGAGGAACGCCAAATAAAACGACAACAATGTATCAATGGTTGCAATATTGATTTCCTTCTTGTCGACCTCTATTTTGTTGTAACTGTGGCACGCAATAGGTTCGTAAATAAATGCGACTGAATCATCGCCAATCTTGATTTCAATGTTTCGCGGAATAATTTCGCTGATTTCTGCGTGTTCTATCAATACAATTTTCTCCTTGACATTGGTTTCCAATTGTTCCTTGATAATGATGGCGGCTTTGTCAATATCGTCGATAATCACATCAAAGTCCGCGGTTTTCTCTATTTTGCGTTTTTCCTTTTCAGGCATGTATTTGGAGTAAAGTGAGCATGCATACCCGCCAATAAATATGGCACCCAATGATACTAAACTGTCGCGAATAATGATGTGAATATCTTCTTCTACCTGGGTTGTCGAGAGATTTAAATAGCTTTTCTCACTTACACTGTCTCTGCTTATAATAGAACGAATTGTTTCTTCCTCCATTTTTTTCTGGAACTCAACTTTGTCGCAATTGGTTGATGGGTTCACAGGATAGTGCTTGTTCAACAAAGACAATCTTTTGAAAACCTTTTCCCATCTGCTGACGTCACCCATGGGTCTAGACAGTTCTAAATACATATTCATACGCAGGAAATTGGCAGGGGCATATTTGATTCCCGCCACTTTGATTGAATCTGTGTATAAGGCGTCAAAAATATCCTCGTGCAAATGAGTGATATCGGCTACCGCAATGAAATTCACAAACACTTTGTAAGTTCCGTGGTGCATGCCCGATTTTGCCTCGACTTCTTTGTATCCGGCATCGGCATACAAATTCGCCAACTCAATTGAGTCACTGAGCGCGGTCTTTGAGTAAAAATCATAATCGGGGATTTCCAACTCTCGATTATAGAACTGGTCCTGTTTTGGCAGAATATTATTGATTGCCGTGCCGCCATAACAAATCAGCGGTTTTTTTTGCAAAAAATTTTCTAAAATATTGATGATTTTTTGAACGTCGTCATTCATGACTGTTTTCTTGGCTCTTATCATATCACTTTCGTCCACGGCTTGGCGCAAAATTGCCAGCTCACATTCATCAAAACTCATTTTGTTGTTGCATAATGGGGTATTATATTTGTTCATATACAATTAACATATATAATTTTATTGTGTTGCGGAATTTTGTTTTTGGCTATTTGATATAATGGCTGATACTGGAACAAGCGCCGTCTGATTTTCATTAAATATATTTTCATAGTCGGTCAATTCTTCGCCTGGTTTGTAAAATTTATACAAAAAGAATTGAGGAAATATTTTTGATATGGTATCAACCGGATTTGGCGGTTTATTATGGTCTATCTGCGTAGGCGTCATTATCATAAAACTTTGAATATTTGTTCCCAATTCATCTTTACTTGGAGTCACCAATTTTTGGGGAAGTGTTTCTAAATTTGTATATGTGTATTTTGGAAATCCAATTGTTCCCGCTTCAATATTTACATATTCGGTTAATTTGTAGCAGGTGGAACTAGAACAGCTCATGAAGTTTTTGTATTTGGGTGAACTAGTTTTGTCCAGTATAATAACCACCTTTCCCATTAAATTTTCCAAAATTGTTCCGCTATTGACGTCGCCTTTATACAAACGGGTTTCGAATGCATAGTTAATGAGGGTTGCAATGCGCGAATATATTTCTGCCGAGTTATTTTTGATTCGCAGAGAAATGAACAATGGGTCATTAGGCGACGGAGCCGGACTTGTAAATGCATATCCAACCACTGTGTTGAATGCCTCGCTCAAAGACAGTCGTTTGTCCGCGTCATTCTCAGTGTCCATGCTTTTGTATTTTGGGTCCTCAGAATAAGAAACATATTCAATGTTGTTTCGTGTATATATTTCAAAATCTATAAGACGGCACCCTCTCTCCAGAACTGTCATGATTTGTTTCTTCTCTGCAATGTTCTCATTATTAATTGCACTATTGTATGATGATTTGACAATAAATTCGCGAATTGGTAGTTGAAGATAACTTTGTGGAATGGCGGCAATTGATACTGCGGATGCTGAAGCTGAAGAAGCATCTACAAACCCCTCTTTCAACTCTTTTTTATGTTTTTCATAATTTATTTTGATAATTTGACGTGACTTTAATAAATTGTAAATGATAAGAATTGCAACTAACACAATTACTAAAATCAAAAATTTCTTAATTGGATGCATTATATATTTATTCAAGATTAAATAAATTTAAATCCATCATTGTATTATACAATATACAATGGCTGGTGGATTACTAAATCTTGTTGCTGAAGGTGCAAATAATACAATTATTCAAGGCGGAAACGAACAGAAAACTCTTTTTAAAGCAACTTATAAAAAAATAACCAATTTTGGCCTTCAAAAATTCAGAATTGATTATGACGGTCTTCGCGATTTGCGAACATCGGAAACATCCACATTTTCTTTTAAAATGCCCCGTTATGCTGAATTGCTAATGGATACCTACATTGTGATTACATTGCCTCACATATGGAGTCCCATCTATCACCCATGCGCGGAAACAAACAACAAATGGGCATCCTACGATTTTCGTTGGATTAAAGATATTGGCACACACATTATCAAGGAAATTGAAATCAAGTGTGGAAACTTTACTTTGCAAAAATACTCGGGTGATTATTTAGCCGCAATGGTTGAACGCGACTTCAATGAGTCCAAAAAAGGACTTTTCAATCAAATGTCTGGAAACAATAGCGAAATTAATGACCCCGCAAACAGTTATGGTCGTGCAAATACGTATCCTTCCGCTTACTACACAGGAAGCACATTGGGTGCAGAACCTTCAATCAGAGGTAGAACACTCTACATTCCCATAAATGCATGGTTCACCCTTGACAGCAAATGTGCTTTTCCAATGGCTTCTCTCCAATACAATGAATTATACATCAATGTTACTTTAAGACCCATTGAAGAACTTTACCAGGTTCGTGATGTTTTTGATGACGTCAATAATTATCCTTATGTTCGCCCCGATTTTACACAAGACCGATTTCAACTCTTTCGATTCTTGCAAACTCCACCCTCCGAAATAATTACCAAGGACAAATATCCAAACATTATGAATGGATGGAATGCGGATATCCACATTTTAGCAACTTATTGTTTTTTGTCCAAAGAGGAAACCAAAACTTTTACGGCGGAGAATCAAGTGTATTTAATCAAAGACATTTTTGAATATAATTATGAAAATGTCACTGGTTCCAAAAAAATTAAAGTCCAGTCCAATGGAATGGTGGCGAATTGGATGTGGTATCTGCAGAGAAACGACGTTTATATGCGAAATGAATGGAGCAATTACACCAACTGGCCGTATCGAACAATTCCAGGAGATATTCAGAATGCCCCTATCATAGGAACAAATCCGGAAATTTATTCTACTGCAGACAATACACGTTTAATTGGTCCTTTGGTAAACCCCGATGGAAAAAACACGGGTTATTTCATCACTGGTGAATTCACTGTTGAAAATCGGAAAGAAATTTTGGAAACGATGGGTATTCTTTTCAATGGCGAATACAGAGAGAATCTTTTGACACGTGAGGTTTTTGAATATGTAGAGAAGTATACGCGCACCGCTGGGTTCTCTAACAATGGACTATATTGCTACAATTTCTGCTTGAACACGAACCCCACTGAATATCAACCAACGGGTGCAATCAATATGTCAAAATTCAAAACGGTAGAGATAGAGATTAATACATTTGTCCCGCAACTTGATTTGCAAAATTATGACTACCAAATTACGTGCAATGGTGAGGGTGTTGTTATTGCAACAAACGCTCCAACGTGGCGTCTCTACGAATACAATTACAATATGAAACTGTTTGAAGAGAGATACAATGTGTTGTCTTTCATTGGTGGATATTGCGGACTCTTGTATGCCAAATAATGGAACTCGTCGTTCCCTTATAATCCCATACTAATAATATATTTTACAAGGAAAGGTTCAAAAGGAAACCGTAGGTTTCCTTTAGTATATATATATAGTGAATGACCACTAAATGGATTAATACAGAAAAAATTAAGGATGAAAACTTTAGTATGAAAGAAGGATTTGATAATGGTTCTTTACCTAAGAATCCACTTGAACAATTTTTACAAGCAAATCCTTTAAAATCGATTTTTGACCAAGAACCAATTGATTCGCGAAATTTGAACGAACCATTTGGTGAAATGCATGAAAATCACCTTAATCAAGAAGAATTTGATAATATAAAACCACTCGGAAGCCCTAAATTCAAAGGCCCAAAAATAAAAACCAAATCTAAAAATCGCGATGAAAACCGAATCAACTCAATACTTGTATCATTGTTTTCTCTCTTTATCACACTTTATGTAAGTTACAACTGGTATTTTAACTTGAGCGAGGGGTTTTCAAAAAGGATTGAATTCTATGAAAAATTCAATGTTGTAAATTATTTGTATTTTTTCAGCGAATATTTTTATAAAATTGTCAAATTTTTTGATGAAACTATTTCTATTAAAATACCGGGTTTAGTAAAATTTTTTAAAGGACGAGACCGATGTATATTTGTATTAATTTTCTTTATTTCTCATTATGTTGTTAAGTTGGTTATTTCATTTTTAATACGCGCATATAAATATGCAAACGAATATATTGAAACCGGAAAAATAAACTTGATGGAACTAATTTATGACCCAAAAAGCAACAATATTTTCATTTCTTTGCTGTTTGTTTTCTATGTATTTGAAGGAATTGTTTCAAGTTTTAAATCTGGATTTATTGATAAGAAAATGGAAGGAATGGTTCCACCCGGAGCAGCAGGACTTGCAGGAGCAGGAGGAGGACTTGCAGGAGCAGGAGGACTTGCAGCAGTAGTAGAAGGAGCAGGAGAAGCAGGAAAACTTGCCGGAGCAGGAGCAGGAGGACTTGTAGGAGCAGCAGCAGCAGCAGCATCAGAAGGAGCAGGAGCAGGAAAACTTGTCGGAGGAGCTGGAGAAGCTACTGGAGATGCAGCCGGAGCAGCTGTTGGAGAAGCCGACTTAAATCCAAGCGAATCATTTAAAGAAATGCTAAGTGCATTCAAAGTTGCAAATCCATTAAGTTATTTAATTATTACATTAATTCGAATTGCAATTGTATACGGACCAACCGTTTCTTTTGCATCCACACTTTTTTTTCTTTATTTTAAATTTTATTCGTTGTTGGGTGTTCCATATTATTTAAAATTTAATACCGACCCAATTGATGAGGCCAATTTATACAGCGGCGTGAGAGAAGGCTCTTTTATAGATATGTTTCGACGAATTCACGCTGTCATGAATGTTAACCACATGATATTTGAACCAAATAACGACGGTGAGATGTGGTCAAAAATTAAAAATAATTTGGAGAAATTTGCGCGAGGTATATTCAACAATTTGCCATTTTTGGTCATGTTTTTTGGCTTAATTCGGTCAGTTCCATCTATTTTGAAAATCTATTCACCCGTGTATAAGTGGACCGGAATTGCATTTGTAAGTGCTATAATGATTGGATTGTTTAAATTCATGCTGGATGAAAATCCAAAAATGTATTTACTTCAAGAAGAAATTAAAAACAAACTGAGAGAATCATTTTCAAATGTTTTTTAACAATAACAATATAAATATTAATTGATTAATATTTATAATGCCAAAAGCCAAACCCCATACACCAAAATTAACAAAAAAATATTATCCACTGGTCAGTGTATGCACCCCCACATTTAACCGACGGCCATTTATTCCAACTATGTTTGAGTGTTTCAAGAACCAGACTTATCCCAAAGACCGTATGGAGTGGATTATTGTGGATGATGGCACCGATAGAATCAAAGATTTAGTGGAAAGTTCCGGCATTAATCAAATCAAATACTTTGAACTGCCTCAAAAAGTATCGCTCGGAGAGAAGCGAAATTATATGCACACCAAAGCAACTGGTTCTATTATTGTTTATATGGATGACGACGATTATTATCCACCCGAGCGTGTTTCGCATGCAGTTGATAAATTGATGGATAATAGACAAGCATTATGTGCTGGTTCCAGTGAAATCTACATTTATTTCAAACATATTAAGAAAATGATTCAGTTCGGGCCCTACGGGCCCAATCATGCAACCGCTGGAACATTCGCGTTTCGTGTAGAACTTTTGAAACAAACCAAGTATCAGGACCACGCTGCAGTGGCGGAAGAACGCGAATTCCTCAAAGGGTACACAATTCCTTTTGTCCAATTGGACCCGATGAAAACTATTCTCTGTTTCTCGCATGAACAAAATACGTTTGATAAACGTAAATTGTTGGACAATCCGCACCCTGATTTTGTCAAAGAATCGCCGAAGAAAGTGACCGATTTTATTCGTTTAGAAAAGGAGGCAACCATTAAAAAGTTTTTCATGGAAGAGATTGACCCACTTTTAGAGAAATATGAACCGGGTAATCCAAAAATGAAACCCGATGTTTTGAAACAGATTGCGCAAATTGAAAGTGACCGGGATAAAATAATGCAGGAAGAGATGGCGAAAAGTGGACAAATCATGATGAACCAACCTGGAAAACCGCCGGTGCCAATGACGATGCCGCAAATTGCGGAATTGTTGACAAAGCAGAATGAGCAAATCCAGACGTATGAAAGACGCATTGCAGAACTTGAAGGTATAAACGGAAATTTGCAAAAACTTCTTATAGAAAAATCGGGATTGAAAGATAATGCTTTACCTAGCACGTTGCAAAGTATGAATAATGTATATGGACAGAAAGAATCATTGTCCAAATCAGAACCATTGTTCAAATTAGACCCGTCAATGATTTAGTATAATATTTTATATAACCATATTATATAAAATGCCTAGAGTAGCAGAAGACCCCCTTGTGAAAAAGCAAATGACAAAAATCAAGAGCTGCACTAAAAAATACAGAAAAGCCGTTCGTGCATATTACAAAGCCAGTGCTGAGTTAGGCAAACACCGCGGCACCGCCAAGCGCCGTGAAGCTCTGTATAAAAAGTCAAAAAAGGCGAATGAAAAAGCGGACAAAATCTGCGATGAGTGCAAAGAACCACGTGACATTTTAGAACACATGATGCGTAGTAAACAAGTTGTCAAAGAAGAAAACAAAGTGAAAATTAAGAAAATGTTTGCGGACCTTGATAAAGACGAAATGGATTGGTCGTCGAATACTTCGAGGGACAGGTCTGCTATGCAGTAGGGGAACCTACGGTTCCCCCTACGACCCCCTCCCTTAATTTTTAACTTAGTTAATATATTTTTTATAAAATAAAGGATGGGCACTTGAATATAAAAAAATAAAAATTTTTTTATTTTTTTACAAAACACAAGGGAAGGGGTCGTAGGGGAAACCGTAGGTTTCCCTACTACTCGTCCTCAAACTCATCTATCACCACATCCTTCTTGACATTTTTGTCTAAATATCGATACATTCTTTTTATATCTAATTTATTGATATCATACGTTTCAAATACTTTCTCTACTGAATTCAAGACATTGACATCATTAACTACATCTAATTTTTTGTCTGAATAAAAAATCCGCAATTCTTGAAAAAGTGAAATCAAATCTTTTTTATCCACATCCATTTTCTGACACAAATCGTAAATAAACTCAATGTTGTTGTATTCTGTCGAATATTTTGTGAGAACTTTGGTGAACCGGACTTCATCTAGTGTTTTGTTGGTTTCATTGATTAAATGATATAGTCGATTATTGTTGAACGTTTTCATCAAACTGCTCATCTCATTAAAATGCCAAATCTGGTTCTGAAATGTGATGCGGTCTATGTAGTCGGAATAACACACATTTTCCAAAAATCGCAAATAAAACGGCAACGATTTTTCCGCTTGTTGTGGAATGGTGTCCACAATGTTTTCGTGCCATAACAATGCAACCGTGGTTCTATCGGTTTCGTTCATCAACGTATTGTGGTCTTCCATTTTGTATGGGTGCGCAACCAATGATTTGGTTATTTTATTGGTGTCTTCGTTGAATGTTTTTATGTTGAGTATATTTTGCAAAATATCCGCATTTATTAATTCGGGTTTTTTAGTATACAGTTTTTTGATAAATTCCAATTTTCGCAAATCGCCCATGGCATACTTTTCAATGACGTCTACTTTTGATTCATGAATAGCTGGAAGAGTCATTCTTATCAGGTTTTTCATTTGGTCTTGGGTTGGCGTTTTCAATTCAAATAAGTTGCACACCTTCATAAGCTCTTTGATTTTCTTGTCCACATTGTAGTTTCCAATGCAAATAATTGGATTGAGCGTCATGTTTTCAAGTTTCTGTTTTTTTGTCTTTTTCTGGCGAATCAGCTTGATAAGGGCAGTCAGACCGCCTTTGTCGCCGCTGTTCATACCGTCGATTTCGTCCATCACAATTGCAATTTTTTTTACACGCTTGTGCATCATATCCAGCACATTGTATGACGAAATATTGTTGCTGGCAATGTTTTCAATGAGGGCCTTGTTTCTTACGTCGCCTGCATCATAATGGATAACATCGTAATTCAGCGATTTTAAAACATTCAAAACAAAAGTTGTTTTTCCAACGCCCGAAGAACCATATATGTAAAAGCCTTTTTTGAAATTAATATTTGTGTGGTTTTTTTCAAAATTTCGCAAAATTTCGCACATCTCTTTTTCTATTTGGTCTCGGTTTAACATTATTGTAATTAATGGGGTAAGCTTTAATTATAATAAAATAATATTGTTTTGGTTACAGTACAAACGCACTTAGGGGAAACCTACGGTTTCCCCTATGACCCCTTCCCTTTACTAATTTCTACTTATAAAGCAAATTATTAACACATTATTTATTTTTATTATTAGTATGGGGTCATAGGGCGTAAGCCCGAAGGGCTGAATACGACGAGTTCCCCTACTATCGCCCGAATTTACTGAAATCCGCAGTGACCGCCATGAAGTTTCCGCCTTTGGACTGCAGTGCTCCATTGTATGAATATGGGTCATTGGGTTTGCTATTGGGGTAATTGGGAATACCCGTGCTATTACTTCCGGGTCTATATTCCGCACTCTTGTTTCCATAAGAAGGATAGCCGTTTGTGTTTGCACTCGTGCTGGTATTCACCGGACCTCCATATGATTGTTGGTATCCAATGCGGTCTAGACCAAGTGTGCTTGCAGCGGAACCAAGCACGTTGCCGGCCGCATCAAATGTCTTTCCAACCACGCCGGTCGCAGTGTCCAAAGTTTTTCCAACAACATTGCCTGCGGTGTCCAAAGTTTTTCCAACAACATTTCCCGCTGTATCTACCGTCTTGTTAACCACGTTGCCGGCAGTATCAACTGTGTTATTTAATAAACTTCCAGTAGCACCCACCACGGTTTTGTTGTCAAATGCGAGAGAAGATGTGTCCGATTTTTTGGTTCCGGAACCGCCATTGCCACCACAGTCGGTGCAAACACCTTTGCATCCGGGGCAAGCGGGACAAACCGGCGGAACAATCTGGGTTTTCAATAAATAATCATTTGAGTTGCCGGAACCGACTGCATTGGTATTGAAGTAAATATACCATCTAGCAAATGAATCCAAAAGGTCTTTGTTGTCGCCAGATGTATCTATTTTCTCGTCTTCTTTCTTTTTATTATCTGCATTGGGGTTTGCTCCGTAGAGTCCGTCGCGGGTAAATCGCAGGGTTTTTACTCCCTTGATTGTGTCGTCTGACTCTAATACATTTTTGAAAACTGACAAGATAGTATTGTCGCCGTTGGCCCAATACATGATTGTAAAATTTTGAGTTGCATCTTGAATAAAATAAGGAGCTACTGAAGTTTGGCTAAATGAAATTTGGGATGCGGGTGTCGTATTTCCGCTTGTTGGAATCGCGGTATACGAATAACTGGATGTTTTGCTTCCTCTTGCATAGACGTCTAGTTTAGCACTGGTTCCATTTGTCTTAATAAGCAGATTGCCATTCTTGACGTCGAACCACACATTTGATACAAGCTGGTAAACCGTTTCTACCTTGTCGTAAAAATCCACAACTACATTTGTATCGTCTTTTCCGTCGCTAGTATAGGTGAATGACGATTTCAGATTAATTGTGTCTGTGATTGAATAGCTGTTGGTTGACTGTTTCATGGTGCCGTTGAAATATGCAGAGATGGCGGGTTGGTATGATGCGACAGTATTTCCAGAAACTGCGGTATTCCCGGAAACGGCGGTATTCCCGGAAATTATGGAATTGGTTAAATCCATAATGTATAAATAGGTGTCATTGCCCCATGTAATGTAGTTCAATTGATTCATACTGGACGGTTCTTTTATGAACCACTGTGTCTCTAAAGACTCAATATCGGCTATTTTGCTTTCTTGACATTGTTGTGACAATTCGCCACTTACAACTGAATACTTCCAGATTTGTTCTTTTGGATTTCGCGGAACAACATTGATATAACTCACAGTGGTTCCTTCACTTGCTTGGGGTCCGGCTACCAAAACTGTGTATCCGTTTCTGCTATCGTAGAAAATATCGTCATACAACTTGATAATGGTTCGCGTATTGTCGTATCCTTTAACCGTCTGCGAACTGAAATTATTGGCGTCCTTCAAATAGCCGATAAATCCCTCGGAAACAAGCCCCCATTGTCTCACGGTTGTTGCGACAAGTAGCACAATCAACAGTATAAAAAATAATATTAACGGACTTAATTTGATTTCACTCATCTTTGTAAATATATATTCTATATCGAGAAAATAGACACTTATAAAATTGATTTTTTTCCTTTGCAAAATCAAATAAACCTAAATATATAATGGAAGTAGGAGCAAAGACAAAAAAAGAGAAGAAACCACAGGTGACACTAAAACCGTGTTTCTGTGAAGACACTGAGTTTGAGATTGGGGTTGATGAGGCGGGGCGTGGACCCTTGTTCGGGCGGGTTTATGTTGCAGGCGTCATTTTACCTAAAGATGTGAATTTGTTTCACCATGATTGGATGAAAGACAGCAAACAAATTAAATCACGGAAGAAAATGGCGGAACTCGCTGACTACATAAAATCAAAGGCACTGGCTTGGCACATCTACTATGCCGAGGCGGACGAAATAGACAGCATCGGCATATTGAACTGCGTGATGAAAGGGATGCATCAATGTATTACCGAAAATCTGAAGAATTTTGCCCCT